CCCCCTGCACTAGCTATTAATCCATCATTTCCTAATATATTTCCATTAGAACCAGGCTGACTTATAGGACTTAACTTTCTATCATATATTGTACCATCAGCGAAACCAGTCACTATATTGTTAGGCGATTGACCGTCTAGATTTCCTTGATTATATACAACTGTTTCGTAGTCAATTGTCATATTATTTTCCATAACTTCATTGTTAGCATATGCATAGGTGTCATGTGAAAATGAAGTTATAACCGGATTAATTAAAGTATACGCTATCCAGTTATGTTGTTCAAAACCATATACGGTTATATTTTTAAAGAATGGAATTTTTTTTCCACTTGGATTACTAGGTGCACTGGTTTCTCCTATATAACCCCAGTTATCGTCACCTGTTATGCTAGGTTCGTATTGATTTCTATTATTATAATTAGCTGCTGTAGGACTTATAAGTGATCCGCCACCTCCTATTTCTGTTTGGGTAGCACCACCTCTTGATCCTGAAAATACAACTTTAGGTTTAGTACCATCTGCATAGTAATAAGTATAGTACCTGTACCATAGACTATTAATTAAATTACGATTATCATCATGAAATGAAATATCAACAGGTTTATAATTTATTTTTGTCTGTATTAATCGTTTTCTATTATATTGATTTTTTGTTTCGACTGTGAAATCATATGATGGTAATTTTACAGATTTTACTAATACACCAAAGTTTGTTGGTTGTGTAGCTGTACTAGGAAATGCACTAGGATTTATGTCAAAATAGACATGGAATAAAAACTTAAACTTAGGTGCGTTTTGATAATTACCTGAGCGAAACGTTTTACTGGCATGTGTAAAGTCTCTAAGGTAATCGTTGCCGAAGAATCCTCCGGCAACGTCTGTAAGAAATTTTTTAATAGCTCCTGGCATAGGAACCTTTCTTAATTATTAGGTTGTAGCGCCGATACCTGTAGCTGGACCAGTAGCTCCACCAAATGCACGACCAACACTTGTACCAACACCTGATGTTAATGGTGCTTGTACTGCATTGTCATAACGTATTGATAATGATATTGTTACAACTTCACTTGTACCATAGTTTAATGTATTATAATTTGCTGTTTGTAAAAAACATCCATATAATTCCCATGTTTCTAATACTGTCGGGGCCAATGTTCCGTTACCGCCATCTAGTATTTGAATATTAGTTTGGAATTTATAATCTGCACCAACTGCTGCACTTGCTTGTTCAACAAAATCTAATTGCTTTTGTAATTGTTGTCCTACAGCTTTTGAAATACTTCCACTTGCATCATCACGAATATTTACACTCATTGGTTGCCATGCATGTTTACCTGCCAAATACATTGTTGAATTGTATATTGGCATAGTAATTTCTGTAAATTGAACTTGAGGTCTACTACAGTCAATAACCTGTTTTGTTAGCTCTAAACCGTTAACGGCATCAACTCCAAAATTTAGAAAGTTAACTCTAAATCTAAATTGCAGTTTAGGCATCAACAGACCTTGGTTATTACCAGCATTATCTGCTGCAACTGTCATGTTGAATAATGATTGTGAGGCTATTGCCATGTTGTTTCTCCTATCTTATATTTATCTTTGTAAAAATTATGCACCTGATAACTCACCTGTGTTCAATATTCTAACTGGAATGTAAATGAATTCAGCAGCCTTAACAGGTTCAACTGCAACATCCACCCAAAGTTCGTTTCTATCGATTCGTGCTGGAGTGTTATTGCTTTCATCGCAAACAACTAAGTAATCATATAAACCACGTTTTGCAACTAAATCAATCATCAGTGTCTCAACGACGCCTGCAATTTGTTGTCTTGTTAATGGATCATTTGGTTCAAATACAAATGGTCTAGCTGCTATAGTAAGTTGACGACGTATATAAGCTACTAATCTTGCAACGTTAGTTCTGTCTAATGCTGACTGACTATTAAAGCTAGTTTTATTACCATAATTTAATAAACCATTACCTGTAAAGAATACCATTGGATTAATAAAGTTTAGATATAAAACATCTCTAACTCCTAACCTTGTCTTAATAACTTGGAATTCACCAGTTGTCCTATTTAAATAACCAATACTTGCAGCATTATCAATAATACCACGACGTGTACCTGCAGCAGCTAACCAAGGATAAGCTATTGTATCATTGCGTAGGAAAGTACGCAACATCATGTGACTTGAAGGAACTGCGACTTCATTACCTGATAAATCAAAAGCTATGCCACTTGGATAGAAAAGACCTAAATAAGTATCTCTAGTAACACAACCAGCTTCGCCCGTACTTGTTGCACCTGCTGCATTTGTAGCCCATGCTTGAATGTCAGTAGCACTATCTGCTAGTCCCATTGGTGTATCTCCAATGATATAACCAGTTTGCCCACGATCATTATTTAATACGACCATATTAGGCTGCATTTCAGGATAATTTGGCGATGCAATTAAGTTAAAGAAATTATCTTCGTCACGTATTTCAACGTTTGTATCAATTGCACTTCTTAATGAAGCAACAACCATTGCACGTTGTGCTTTTCTTCCCATATATGGTGAGCCATTTGATTGAAGTCCTGACACACTTACCCAAGCATTTGTCTCAGTTGGTAATGATTCTCCTGGAAAGTTTGTATTATTAAAATAATTTGATCTAAATTGTTTAACATTATATCCTGAGCGTCTTGTATTGAATAATAACATTCCAACTGGATATAAACTATCGTCTGGAGCGTCTAAATCTAGATAATTACTTGCTAATAGACTTGTTATTGTTGGAATAGGATCATCTGTTACACTTGTTGTACCATTAGTAGCCCAACGTGCGTCAGCGAATAGCACCCCTGTTGCTGTTGTTTGATCAGTATTATCAATTAACACCCACTGATCCACAGTATCAACATTTTGCCAACGATAAATTACAGGATAATCCTCGAGATTACTAGTGCTTATCCAAATATCTCCATATTCAAGGGCAGTACCATCGCTTTGTGTTGTTGGCTCACTTGCACTAACTATAGGACCATTTGGGTCTGTAACGTTTGTACCACTAGGTAATGGGAAACCGTTACTGTCATAATCAACGTTTCCATAGCCTTTCCATCCTGTTGATGTATTCACCATTATATCAACTTCATCAACCACTGAATAGAACCAGTTAGTGTTGTTTGCTGGTTCTGCTACTAGCTGTCCTTCATTGGCTGTGTAAGTAAATTCTCTCCAATTGGTTAGGTTAACAAAATAAGCATTTGCTGCTGATCCTGAAACAATAGTTAATCCTGTCACAGCTCCTGCACTTACCGATACAACTTCACAGACTAAATCGTTTGCTGGACTATCGCCTCCTAGATCCGTACCTAAAAATGTTACTTGATCACCCACAACGAATCCTGATCCAGGGTCTCCGAATGTATTCATGTCAAGGAAATAAAAATTATATCTACTAGTAACATTAATTGTTAAATCAATTCCCACACCGGTCGTTGAGTCAAAAGCAACCCCAGCAAATGAAAATTGATCACTTGAACCATATTTTACTCCAGGTGTTGTGCCAGCTACGAAACCTGCTTCAATTAAAAACCCATTACTTAGACCAGTCGTAAGACTATGATCACTCATGCCAATATCACCCCCTACAGTATGAGTGAGTTGGATAGCTCCATCTGTTGTAACTTCAGCAGTTGTATATGGAATGTTCGTAGCTGCCCAAGCTGTTACAAAGTCAGTTGCATCATCATTGTCAGCTATCGTTACTGTATAAGGACCCAATAAAGCTGTAGAATTAGGTTGTGTTACAAATACTCTTAGAGTATATGGACCGTTTGTAAAAACAGGATTTGTTTCGTCACCGGTAATTACAGTTGCTCCAGTAGCATAACGTTTCCAAATATATACAGGTCCTAAATTATAATTTCCATTGAACCCGTATTGTGCATATAATGTATTAGCTGGTATCGCTTGACCACCTGTACTATCTAACGCTACAGTGGCAGCAGTGTCACTAACTGCTAGAGTAACTTCTTTATTTTGCCAAACACCCAAAGCAGTATTATAAGAAGAAACTGCAGGCAATAAACCTGTACCGTTAACTTTAATCCATACAGCACCAGTAGGAGCAGGATAAGTTTGACCAGTTGTCCATAGTGGTTGTTGTGCTGCTGTACCATATATTAAAGTTGGTTGGTAGTAAGTACCTGCTGGAATACCTAAAGCTGTTAATAATCCTGCAGTTCCACTTGCTATAGTAAGTGAATTTTGTTGATTAACCGTGAGATTTGGTAGTGTAGAAAAAATAGCTAATTTTCCACTTATTACTCCTGCTGATAAATTTAAATAACCTAATGTATTAATCGTAGTTGCTACATTATTAACGGTCTGACCCCCGCTTATGGTAATTGTTACTGTGGCACTGCCGTTAGAATCAGTCATTTGTATTGTAAATGTTCCTGCAACTAAGGATGGATTGCTTGCTGTGCTTATTATAGTAGGTACATCTGCAAGCCACTGTCTTGTTCCCAATGCTACCCATTGATTAGAAGTAGATTTTTTAAAATATTGTCTATAAAGAGGATCACCGACATAACTAGATGATTCAATTGCATTTACTGCATAATCTCCAATATTACCTATACTATTGATAGGAAAACCTGCAGATAAGTTAGAACTATCTGTGATTACAATAGGAGTTTGTAATTCAAATGTTTGTGTTACAGCATTAAATTCATAAATACCCCAAGTCGAAGTTGTTGTATCTAACCAGTATGTATTATTATCTGGTGCACCAGTTGGTCTTCCAGTTTGCCCTACTAAACT